TGCTCAGCCCTGGGCGCGTGCGTTTCACGTTCCGCCTTCGGGGCCGCCTTCGCGGCCTGCTCGGCGCTATACGCCTCCAGGCTTTCGATGGTCTGCTCGCCCGTGATGGTGAACCCTTCGCGCAGGTACACCTCGGCGCTGGTCGCCGGCGCGATGATCGACTCACCGTCAGGTTTCAGATAGGTGAAGTACAGCGTGCTCGGCGGCGTGACCGCCGGGCCGTGCTCGTGCATCAGGTTCGCCTGAGCCACGAAATCCACAGGTTCACTCATGTCCTGCTCCTTCGACGCGCCTCGTCGATGGGATCTTTACCGGTGCCTTCGATCGTGGTAGCCCTGGCGCCGTCCGCGCTCAGCTTGCGTTGCAGATCCTCGAGCGCGTTGGTGGCGCTCGTTTCGACGCCCCGCAACAGACTCGGCTCTGGCTCGTCCCGAAACTTGGTGTCGACCACCCGGATCACCGCTCCGTGCGCGCGGATGTCCCGGATGGTGGCCTCGAGCTCGTCGGTGGATTGCGAGTCGATCGTCTCGACGTCGATCAGGGTGCCCAGCGTGGGATCTTTGAGGTCGGCTTTGCGGATGGCGTTGATCAACTTGGCCCGCTTGCGCTGCTCGGCAATGACCCTGGGCCGCTCGAGGCGTTCCCACTCCTCGACTTCCGATAGCGAGTCGCCCTGCGCGGCGGTGACGGCCAGCAGATGAAACCCCAGGTCGGCGTACAACGCGCGGTTCTGGGGGTCAGACTGCAACTGGACGATGTCGCCGTTGGGGGTCGCCCACCAGCGCAGCGGATAGTTGTAATTCTGCCCGCGGCGCAGGGGAATGTCCGAGCGGCCAAGCGTTTTCGATTGCATCCGCTCGGTGAACGTGTCGGTTGCCACGGTCTACGCGACTCCCTTGGCCCACACGCCGAACGTGGGTCGCATCATCTGGTGGCCGTAAATTTCTTCGACGGCCAATTTCCACGAGAAAACGTCTATGTCGTAGAAGATGTGCGACTTCGGGGTGCGCTGCATCACCAGCGCGATGGCTTCCCGATGGCCGATGAAATTGTTGGCCTGACCACCAGCCGGCTTCACCAGGTTGGTGGTGACGCCCAGGTTCAGCCCGTACATGTCGCCGAGCTGACCATCCTTCGACGGCAGGTTGGTGTTGCCGATGTACAACGCATTGCTCCACCGGTCGAGTGCCAGCTTGGCCACCTTCTCAGCCGGGCTCATCAGAAAGAACCGTTCGGTCTGCGGCGCGTCGGCGTTGTCCAAAAGCTGCACCGCGGCCAGGACGTTGGCGTCCGACAGTGCCGTGCCCAGCGTGCCGACCGTCTGGGTGAAGCCCGCGACGTCGACCGCCAGGTTGGTGTCGACGTCCTTGGCCAGCGCGTAGCCGAGCTTCTGCTGGTATTCGGATTGGACATCGATGATGCTCTGCACCTTGACGATGTCCTCAATTCCCAATGCCGCATACGACCAGATGTTGAGCGTGATCGTGGTCGCCGTCTCGGCAACGGTCTCGTAGACGATCGCGGTGTTTTCGGTCTTGGCTCGAGCAGCGAGATTGCCAATGCTCGCGACCTTGACGGTCTTGCCTACGCTGGCATCGTTCTCGAAACCGCGGTTCACACTCTTGGCGAACAGCAGGTTCGACTCTGTCGCCCGCAGGACCTGCTTGCTCCAGATGTCCGGGCTGAAGACGCCGTCGCTGATGGTTTTATCAACGAACTCAGTGGCACCGGTGGCCATCGATGAACCCCCTAATGTTGACGAACGGGGATCCCTCGGGTTGACCGATGGCGTACCCCTGGCTTTGGCTTACCGTTCTCGTCGAACAGCGCCTCATATTCTCGAAGCGTCATGGCGGCGATCATTTCGTCTGTCACTTCTCGGACGCGACCGGGGGTACCAGAGTCGCGCTCAGGGACAGGCTCGTCACCGTTTATCTCGCTCATCACCGATTTCCTCAGTGCGGACTCGCGTTTACTGACGCCGAGCTCCACTGCCTCATCGACGATGGCTGCCACGTATTCTGCCACGCCCTCGGCATAGCCTTTGCCTGCGCCGAAAGTTTTCCCGGCGATCTTCTTCTGGATCGCTTCGGGCAGGGTCTTCTGGAACTGGACGATACCGTCCATGAACGGACTGGCGGCCTGAGCGGCTTGCTGCGACGCGAGTTGCCCTTGCAGTTCGCGCTGAGTCATCTCGCCCAGGGTGTACAGGTCGTTGTTGGCGGCCGCTTCCAGTTTGGCTCGCTCCTGCGCCGCGCGCTCTTGCTGAGCCTTGATCTCGTTGAACCGGCGTTCGGCACGCGCGCCGATCACGCCGGACATCACCTCGTCTTTTTCGAGCTGGTCCCGCGGCAGATTCTTGGTGATCAGCCGCAGAGCTTCGACGGGGTCCTTGGCGTCCCGCACCTGGTCGAACCAGGCGAGGTCGGGCGCGTCAGGTTCGGGCGCGACCCCGTCAGAAGGGAGGTCCTCTTCTGACGGGGCAACGTCCACGGCTGGAGGCTCAGATCCAGCCGTCTCGCGCGCACGACCTCGGACTGGTTGAGATCGCGCGGGCGCCGCCGCTTCAGCCGGCGCGTCGTCGACCAGATCGGGGTGGACGTTGCGGTCCCAGTCGCCTGGCATTACTTCTTGCCCTTCGCCCGTCGCTGCACATCCAGCGCGATCGCCACCGCTTGCTTGACCGGTTTACCGGCCTTGACCTCGGCCCTGATGTTCTGACCGACCGCGGCCTTCGACGCTGACTTCTTGAGTGGCATCAACCCCTCCGGATCGTGCCCACGGTGTTCGGGGCGTTGAACTGGGGCAGCGTGTTCTTGATCTGCGCCAGCGAGTCGGTCGGGTCCAGCCCGTACTTCTCCTGCATCGACTGCAGAATCAGGTTCTGCGTGGTCGGCGAGGCGCCGAGAAAGCTGGTGGAGTCGATCTTGTTGGGGGTTGGCGTGGCGTCCAGCCAGGACTGTGCCGTCGTCTGGTTAGCGGTCGGGTCCTGAATATCTGAAATAAGTTGGGAGAGATACCCCATGCCACCCTGGGTGTTGCCGCCAGCCGTGCCCACACCCGCTACCGTGGTCGGCGCCTGGAACCCAGCCGTCGGCATGCCCTGCAGGATGCGGCCCGCCTGACCGATCACCTGGGCCTGCCTGAACGGGTTGGCCTGCATCGCGGCCGCCGCACTCACCGCGCCCATCTGCTGGGCGTACGCCTGCTGCTGCGCCGCCAGCGTGGTCTGACCGGCTGTTGGCGCCGCGTTCTGGCCGTACAGATTGGCCCACTGGGCCTGAGCCGCCAACGTCGGCGTGCCCAACCCACCCGGTGCTGCGCCGGCAGAGGCGGGAATCAAACTGGCTGGCATGCCGCCTGCAACATTGCCCGATTGGGCTAGCCCCTGGTTCCATTCGGACAACGCGGTCTGGGCGGCGGCCGCGGGCGCCCAGCCCATGCCTGCCAGTTGCTGGCTGCGCGCGGTGATGTACTGGTCCTGCGTCAGACCTCCGCCAGGCCCGCCGGCTGCGCCAGGCGCCTGGTAGTAGCCCGTCAGGCCAGCGGCGCCGATCGCCTCGTTGTACGCCTGAAGCTGCGCCTGCTGGGTTTGCTGGCCGTTGTACTGGCCTGTCAGACCCGCCTGGGTGACCGCCAGGTTCTGGTTGTACTCGCTGACGTTCTGGTTGAACTGGTCCTTATTCAGACCGAACGTGGCGTCGAACTCGCGGACCTGCTCGTCGAACGCTTGCTTGTTGCCCGACGCGATGGCGCCGAGGAGGCTGTTGATGCCCGCGGCGAGTTGCTGGCCCGACTGCTGGGTGACCGTCTGTGCGACGCCGCCGGGCGTACCGCCGCCTGCACCGCCGCCGCTGCCGGCCTGTTGCGTCCCGGTCGGCGAACTGTCGGCACCGTAGCTGCCGCCCGTCCACGACGCCATGCCGCGCGCGGTGGCAGCCGTCTGCTCGGCTTCCTGCAGCGTGTTGCCGGACGCATTGATGAACCCACTGCCTGAAGGATCTGGAAGCGTGAATGTTGGCATGACTTGATCAACCCACCGTGACCGTGATTGGCGGCGGCTTGACGGGCGCACCTGGGGCGACAAATCCTGGCATGCCCTGCAGCCCGCCCTGTGCCAGACCACTGATCGGCATCCCTGGCGAGCCTGGCGTTGGGTACAGGTTCATGCCACCCATGTTCGCGCCTCCCTGCGCTAGACCTCCGTAGGTCGTCCGCTGCTGCACCGGCGGTGCCGGCTGCGTCTGCTGCGTGGCCGTCGTCACCGGCGCCGTCAGACCACCATTTTGTGCGCTCTGTTGCGCGGCGTTGGTCGCCGCGACCGCGGGATGCGGTGAGCCCGTCACCTGGTGGTACTTGTCGAGCATCTGCTGCAGCACGCCCACCGCAGTCTGGGTCGCGGGATCGGCCATGTTGCTCTGCGGATCGGCCATCTGCACCATGCGCGCGGCCGAATCCAGGGTGCTCTGGCCACCCATCATGTCTGCCGTCCAGCCACCGATGCCGCCCACGAGCTGCTCGCCCAACCCGGCGGGCGCCGACATCAGATTCTTGGCGCCCGTCGCCTGGCCCAGGATGTTCTGCAGCATCCCGCTCGCCGTCGCTGCCCGCTGCTGCAGCAGACCCGCGCCCGTCTGGGCATTGCCGCGGGTGTTCGACAGGATGTCGCCCGCGGCCGTCGTCACGTTCTGCTGCTGGGCCGTCTCCGCGTTGGTCTGCGCCGTGTCGGCCGTCATCCGCTGGTTGGCCGCGTCGATCAGCGTCTTGGCCTCGTCGACCGTGATCTTCTTGTCGACCACCTGGCCAGTCAGATGCGCCGCCAACTGCTGCAGCGCGGCGCTCGCGGTGACCTGACCCTTGTTCTCGATCCAGATCAGTTGCGACGGGTTGTTCGGATCGGGCACCTGGATCATCGGCGCCACGGTGTTCGGGGTCGGCGCGGTGACCGGCGCCTTCCCGTAGTTCGGGTTGGGCGTGCGGCTGACCTCGTTGCCCTGGTCGTCGTACCAGACCAGGTCTTTGAGGGTGGTGCTGTTGCCCACCGTCGCCGCGTCTTTCACGTTCTCCGGTAAGGTCAGCCCGCCCGTCTTGGGATCGAACACGTACACCTTGCCACCGACCGAGACGGCCTGCTTGTTGACGTCGCCCTGGGCGACCTCCTGGGTGTTGATGACCTTGCCGGTGGCCTTGTCGAGCGTGTAGATCGCCGTCGACGTCGCCACGATCTGCGTCCCGTCCGGCGCCGCCGACACCGCGTGCAGCTCGCTGTTGACCGGGTCCCACTGCCCGACCACCCCGCTGCTGGCATCGCCCGGCGTGCGGTACACCGGCGTCCACTTGCCAGGGTCCGACGTCTTCGCGCCGCCCTGCGCCGACACGCTGGCGCCGACCTTGTTGTTGGCCGGGTCCCACAGACCGATGACGCGCGGGTTGTCGCTCTTATCGTTCGGGTCAGTGATCGGCGTCCACGTCGACGGGTCGGTCTTGACGTTGGGGTCGACCTTGAACGGCTGCGTCCCTGGCGGCGCCTTGGGGTCGCGTACGTAGACCGTCGGCGTGCTCGAGCCTGGCGGGATGACGTTCAGGTTCTCGTCTAACCGCTCAAGCCCGCTGGCCGGGGTGGACGTCTTCGACGGCGCCTTGGTCGGCCCCTGGATGACGTCGAACCCCGTACCACCCTTCGTGGCCGGGTTGTTGCCGATCTCTTTGACGACGATCGAGTCGGGCTCACCGTCCGGCCCCTCGATCGACAGGGTGATGCCCGCTTGTTGGTCGATCTGCGCCGGCTCACCAGCCAGACCAGCCCGAGGATTGGCGACCTTGACGCTATACGGCGCCTCGCCGACCACTTTGGACCCAGGTCGCAGCGCGTCGACGACCGCTTGTTTCGAGTTGTAGGGCATCAGGCTGCGTCCTCTCCTGCCACGGTGTATGGCGTCGGCACGGTACGACGGACCGCGCGTCCGCCCGCGGTGGTGGACTGCAAGTCAGCCCGCGACAACGTCCGCGTAAACAGCACGTCGCTGTTCTGCGACGCGTTGCTGATCGCCTTCGACAACAACTGGTTCCGTACGCTGATGTCGCCGTCCTTATACAGCGATGAACCCATCACCGCGGCCACCTGCTGGCGGATGATCTCGCCGCGCGACCGCTGCAGCTGGTCCTGCTCCTCTGGCGTCAGATCGACCGACCAGCCATTGCCCACGTTGACCGCCTTGGGCGCCGGCGGAATCCGGACATCGTTGTCGCGCAAGGCTTTCAGCGTGGGCTCGTCGCGCAGGATGTCGGCCCGGACCGGCAAAGCGAACGCCGCGACGCCAGAGATGCCCTGCGATCGTGGCTCGCCAATCGCCGTCAGCGACTCGGGCACGTTGCCGCTCAGGCCCGGATAGTTCGACTCCATCGCTTCGACCAGCCCCATGAAGCCATCGTGCGGGTTGCGGCTGGCCACCCCGTAGGCCCGCTGAATCTGGCGGCCCATCGCCGAATACGGACCGTAGCTCGAGGCCAGACTCTCGAGGATCTTGTTGATGTACCGGTTGGGGTCGTGCAGCACGTTGACCGTGTCGGACAGTCCCTGCAGGAACGTGTTGTCGAGCACGTACTGGCCGATGCTGGCAGCCGCACGACCGGCCTCATTCCCATCCAGCAGACTGTGCCCGCGTTTGCCAGCGTCGGTGACGATGGCGGCCATCGCCAGTGGCGCGCCGGCGGCGCCGAAGTTCTGCAATGGCACGTAGTAGGTGTTGCCACTGATCGGGTCCTGGGTGACCATCGACCACTCGCGCCAGCCCTGCGGGTACGTACTGGCTTCGTTGGGGTCGTACGCGCCGGTCAGCATGCTCTTGCCGCCACTGAACGCGCCCGCGCCCATCCCGACGCCCATGCCAAAGATGGCCGTGCCCAGCGCCGTGCGCGCCAATCGCTGCTCCGCCAGCAGGGTGGCCCGCCCAAGTTGGGCTGACGTTGCGCCGCCGGCAGTCTCCAATGCCCCACGGGCGCGCACGGCCGCGACCGTGCCGGCCAGTCCCAGCGGTGACAGACCCCCACCCTGGGCCGTGATATTCGCTGGCGTCTTGATGAATGGCACGAACTGCGACGAAACATCCCTCACCGCACCGCGCGGCGACGGTATCCAGTCGCGGTGTTCCTGAAACACCATGCGCTGCATCGCATCGTGCGCTTCCTTGTAGAGCTCGGGGTACTCCTCGAGATTCTTGACGATGTTCGCCGTGCGTCCCTTGAGCTGCTCGCCGCGGAACCCCTCGCGGACCGCGTAGCGGGTAGCCACACGGTTGGCCTGCATGGCGAACGCGCCACCCTTGAACACCTGGTCCTCGGCCTGCAGCAAACGCAGCGGCATCTCCACGGCCGCGTCGAGTTTGCCCGAGCCCGACGCCAGCCCAGGGCGCATGTTCTTGAGATTGACCAGATCGTCAGACGAGATGCCGGTCTGCAGGATCTTGAGGGCGTCGGGCATGCTGGACAGAAAGCCTGGCCCGTACGCCTCGAGCATCGGCCCGAGCTCGGCCATGTACGCCTGACGCTCGCCACCGGTGGCCGCCGCGCGCGCCCAATCGATGCCCACCACCATGCCGTGCGTGGCGACCTCGAGCGGCACCTGGGTGATGTTGCCAACCATGTTGGCCATGTGCGTCACCGTCGCGCTGAGGAGACCCGCGATACGCACAACCTGCGACCGCCCCCACCAGCCCTGTTTCAGCAAGCCCTTGACGAACTTACCCGCGGCTAACGGATCATCGGACGTGATCGCCTTGACGTAGCTGGCCAGCAATTCTCTGGACGGCTTCTGGCCACCGACCGCCTCGAGCACGCTGCTGGCCCGTTGCGACTGCAGCGTCTGACGTTTCGACTCGAGGTCGAACGCCCGCTTCGCGTCAGCCTCGGCCGACTTCGCGGCCAGGTCCGCTGACTTGCGGTACTGCTCGATGTACAGGCCCCCGCGGAACGCGTTGCGTTTCTCAGCGGCGATCTCGTTGGCCTTGCTATCCCAGAACGCCATGTTCTCCCAGGTGTCTTTACGGTTGGCGAAGTTCTTACGCTCGGCCGCGAGCTCAGCCTGCAAGGCACTCAGCAATTCCTGGGGTGGCTCCCGTACCGCTGCCTGACGTTTTGCCGCGGCCGCATCGCGCGCGGCCTTCAGGGCGTTGAAGTCGTCCGCCTTCTCGTGCAGCGTCATCGCGTTGTAGCGATCGAGTTGGTCGTACGCGGCCGCGATCTGATCGAGGATGTTCTTCTGGGCGCCGTTCGACCGCGCTGTGGCGACCGCGGTCTTCTGCTCGACGTCCATCTCGCGCGTCTTCTCGAGAAGCTGCGTTGCTCGAGCCGTGGCCCGCTTGGCCTGGGCAGCAATGCGCTGGGCACCGATGCGCTCGTTGCTGGCGTTGATGCCCCTGGCCATTGTGGCGTCCAATCGGTTCTTCAGCGACTCCAGCGTGCGGCCCGCGGTGCTGCGCCCACCTCGGGCCACCGTCAGCAACTGGGTGTTCTTGGAGAGCTCGTTGAGCCCATACGCGACCTGCTCGTCCGACAGCGCATCCACCCCACCCCTGGCCACGATGTCCCTGGCCATCTTCTCGGACCGTGCCTGGGCATCGATGGCCGCGGCCTGCAAGGCCACCATCTCCTGCGGATTGAACCCCTTGCCGACGGGCGTCTTGAGCCACTCCTCGCGCGTCATGCCTACCTTGGTCGCCAGGTCATTGACCAGCGAGTCGTGGGAAATCCTGCCCTGGGTGTACGCGTCGAACAGCTCGGGGTTGTCCTCGGCCGCGCGCTGGATCTGCGCCCTCACCTCGGGCATGGCGCCCTTCAGCATCGCATCCAGGTTCGGCATCCGCTTCAGGGTCGCTTCACTGGGTGGCCCTGGCCGTGCGCCCTCGGCGTTGATGTCGCTGATGCCCGTGCCGGTGATGCCGCCCTTGGTGCCGACGACCTCGCCGGGCGCCTCGCGCAGCCCGTCGCCGCTCAGCGGGTCGCCGTAACTCTTACGGCCGTTCTGGGTGACGATGTCTTCCGCCAGCGACCCAGCACCCGAGCTCGCCTGCTCGGTGGCGTACGGACCATGCGGCGCGTTCTCTTCACCACCCGCGAACGGCAGGTCTGCCGCACGCTGACCGCGGCGTGCGAACTGGGCGTCGTCCGGCGCATTCGCCTGCTGCTCGCCGGCGGCCTCGATGTGGCGCTGGTCGAGCGCCAGCGTGTTGCGTTCCGCGCGCAATTCGGTCGGCGTGGGCTCGCGCGTGCCGGTGCCGCGGATACCCGACTGGCCGACGTCCAGACGCACCTCGCCTGACCCGGTGTCCAGCCCCGCCTTCTCCCACCACAACGGGTCGTACGCACTCTGGCCGTGCTGCTGGGCGATCTCGACCAGGTTGTCGTTGGTGTAGCCCGCACCCCACGGCGGCCGCTCCGGCTTCTGCGTAGGATTACGCAACTGCTCGTCGATGGCGGCCAGCCGATCCTGATTGGCCTGGTAGCGTTGCTCGAGCTCGTCACCGTGAGCGAGGCGCTCGTCCATCGTCATCGGCGTCTCGCCGGGACCAGCCGCATCCAACAGATGCGGGTTGGTGACGACCTCACCGATGTTCCGCGGCGTACCCGACTCGACACCGCGTACGGTCTGGCGGGTCGGCTCCTCGCTGGGTGGCGGCCGCTCTTCGGTGGTAGCTCTGAGAATGTTGTCGCCGGGGCGTGGACCCCTATCTGCTGCCCGCGCGAGCTGTTCCTCGAGGGTCGGGCGCGTCTCTGGTGCGCGGAAGCCCGCTTCGCCCTCACGGCCGACACCCGCGACGGCGCGTTCCAAGAGTGGACCGGCACCGCCGCGGGTGATCAGATGCGTACCGAGCAACCCCGCGGTTGCGCCGAGCCCGATGTTTCTCAGGCGCTCCTCAGGTGACGCGTCCTGGGGTGTTGCCAGGTTACCGGCGTACCCGCCGGCGACCCCTCCAGCGAGGTTTACACCGAAGGGGACTGGGGCCTGGGCTCGCTCTCGGGTGCCTCGAAGCCTACCCCTGGTGGGAGTGGCGGCGCCGCCTCCGGGTGGGGCCGCAGAGCCGGTGCTTTCGACGGCTCCTGCTTCGGAAGGACCACCTTTGGCCCGCTCGAGTAGACTGCGTCGCTCGGCGGTAGTCGGCTCGAACCGACTCCCAGTTGATCCAAGAGTTCGTGCATAGTCTGCGGCCTGGAGGCGCTCATTGGTCCCGTTGTACCTATCTAACGTCGCGGGATCGACGCCCGCATTCTTGAGAGATTCTACCACACGAGGCGCCGATTCAAGGTCATACAGGGGTATCTGCAGCGACCCTCCAGTGGGGCCTCTGACCGTCGGGTGGCCGTCCGCGGCCAGCGCCGCCTGCACCCGATCCAGCGTCGCCCGGTCAGCCACCAGGCTCAATCCCGCGGCGTCCGGCGCCCGATAGTCGGGATAGTGAATCGCCATCTCCGGCGCCTTCAGCGCGTCGCCGATGGTCGCCGCCACGTACCGTGCGGTGTCGCTGTTGCCCGACGGCAGATGCACGACGTAGTTCCCTGGCGTCTCTTCGACCACGCGGTGCGCGGTTGCCAGCCACGGCATCACCCCACGCTCGTCCACCCCTAATCGATCGAGCACCCCGCCGGGCACGCCGCGCACAACCGGAGCGTTGCTCTCTTGCAGCGCACGCTGCTCGTTACGGAATTCGTGCGTCGCGGGTCGGAGCGTGCCCGACGCTTTCCTGGTGTCACCCAGAAAGGCACGCTGCACCGAAGGGATGCCGAGCTCTGGCGGGAGGGGATCGTGCAGGTACGGCGCGTACTGCGCTAACGCGGCCTTGACCGAGGGTTGCTGCATCGCCCGCGAGATCTCACCTGGCTCGGGCGCACTAACTTTACCGATCGGACGGTCGAAGACGCCCGCGGCTTTGGCATCGCGGATGGCGCCCTGGAAGTCGCCCGCCTTCCACTTGGCGTACGCCTCAGGGGCACCCTCAGACATCGCGCGAATGCCATCCCACACCGACGACTGGAACGCAAACCCGTCGACACCCTGCTCCGCGCCGAGCTCGTTGAACACCGCCTCGACCCCGCGGTACAGGTTCTTGTTGTTGGCCGCGGCAGACTCATGCGGCGAGTCCATGTACGTCTTGCCGCCGCGCACCGCTGGAGTCTGGCTAGTGTCGATGTTCATCGTGCGCCAGTTCCATATGTCGTTGGTGATCGCCGGGTCGTACAGCCGCGCTTCGGCAGAACCGTAATTGCCCGCGAACGACGGCGTCTTCGGTCCACCCGTATCGGCAATGCCGGTCGCATAGCCACGATTCATGGCGATGCGCTTGTTCGGTCCCGCGGGACCACCGTACGTGTAGTCGTTGACCGCCTTCAGGATGCTGGCCTTGATCTCAGGCGGCGACAGTCCTGCCTGACGACCTTCCTGCGCGATCTGCCGCACCATGCCGAAGACCTTCGCCGCCTCCGACACCTGGCCGGTGACGTTGGTCTGCATGCTGCTGATGGCGTTCAGCGCGAACCACTCCTCGAGGTTGTGCGCGCCGACGGTCGGGATGCCCTGGTCTGCCTGGTCGTAGTAGAAGTCGCGCTTGTTAGGGTTGGCCTCGTACAGCGCGCGCAGGTCGTCTGTATTCGGCATGCCGCCCGGCGCCAGTTTGACCAACCCGTTCGCCGAGCTCTTGGCGACGTTCCTGTCAAGCGGCAGCACGTCCTGCGGCAGCGTGTTCAGATCGAGATGCAGCAATCCATCCGGTGATGCCTCGCGCAACGGTCGCGCGATGGCCTCGAACCGACCTTCTGGCGTATCCGCGGGATAGTTCGGTAATCGCTGGCGACCGACCGCCGTCGACGGTGGCAGCGGTGCAGCTTCAGTTGCGGGCGCCGTCGGCGCGACCGGGGTCGCTTCGCCTCGAGCCCGCGCGGCCAATTCCGGCACGCCGCCCAGCGCGTTGTTGACGGTGGTCTGGGCGGGTAGCCTCGAGGAGCGCAAGGCCTCGGTGATCTGTGGCGCGTTGTCGAGCAGCACCTGGCCCAGACGGCGTACGACCTGTGCAACGCCGGCCGCGCCCACGTCGATCACGCCGCCCAATCCAGCACCGACGACCAGCGCCTGGCCGACCGACTCGGGCGTGCTCTCCTTCTTCTCGGCTTCGAACATCGCGTTCTGCAGCCCGCCGACGATGGCGCCCTGCGAAAACTTCTGGGCGATCGTGCCGAGCACGGATACCGCGGCGGGCGACAGACGTTCCGCCAGTTGCGGTCCGACGATCCGGCTGACCGCGCCACTGAGTGCGCCCGTGCCCGCTTCAGCCACACCGCTGGTCGGTCCCAGTAACGCCAGCATCAGCGGGTCGGTGAACTGCTGGGCAATGCCCGTGGTCAGCCCCGCGATCAACCCGCCGGGCGTGATGTCGCCCTCGTGGCCTGGTTCTGGCGTGGCGCCGGGCAGATTGTTGAGCGGGTTGTTCTGCTGCAGCCAATCGTTCTTGACCTGCATGACGTCGCGGTACAGGCTCATCGTGCCCGCGGGGATCAATGACGGACCCTCCTGGGCATTCTCCGCGGCGGCCTGTAGCAACCGCTGACCCACCGGCGACCGCGCGAACGCCTCCGCCTGGGTCCCGAGATCGCTGGCCGCGGCGCCAAGCACGGGAACGGTAGCGTCTACCGCGCCACGAGTCGTGGTGCCCAGGTCGCTCGCTGCGGCCCCCAGAACGGGCGCTACCGCATTGACGGCCGATGTGCCAGGCGTCAACCGGTTGACGTCCTGTGCTGCACCCAGCACGCCCTGCGCGGCTTGCTGCACGTCGCTGGCCACCTGATTGACCTGGTCGCGTGCCGACACCTGACCGGGCTGGAGCTGCACGGGCGCGGTGGCCTGAGCCAATGCGCCCTGCGCGGCCGAGCCCAGTGCCGATGCCGCACCACCAACCGCCTCGCCGACGGCGCCGGCAGCGCCGCCCAGCACGTCCGCGGCGGACTGGATGGGCGTTGGTCCCTGGTCGGCAGCCACGTTGCCGTTGGCGTCCTGCATCGCACCCTTGACGTACAGCGGCGCCTTCACGGGGGCCGGGCCACCGATCGTGATCGGGGCGTTGGCTGCGCCACCGGTGCCGCCCAATGCCGTGGGTGACGTGCTCGAGGCAGGCACGGCGGGATTGTCGGCGAACAATGCGCCCTGCGCGCGGCCCATCAGATTTTCCATCTGGGCCGGCGTCATCCACTCGCTGCCGCTCTTCAGGTCCAGACCCGACCGTCCCACGTGGAACGCGCCCGTCTGCGGGTTGTACCCGTCGGCAAAGAAGTAGTGGCCGGGCGTGCTGATCGTCACCGGGTTGCCGGTGGTCGCTTCTTTGGCGATCGCGTCCCAATCGGGCGCCACGATGTGCGTGTCGACGCCCATGTTCTTGAGCAGACGCTGTTCGCTGGTGATGCCAGCCATGCCGCCGCCACTCGTCCAGCCCACCTGCTTGGCCAGGTCGGTAGCTTCTCTGAGGGTCGGGTTACGGCCGAACCGTTCGGCGAACCTGACGGCGGCCGCGGGACCGCACGCGGCGTACGCCTCGTCGGCCGTCAACTGCGGGTCGCCGAACTGAGACTGGTTCATCGCCGTCGACGCCGTGTCCAGCGCACCTCGAGCGGCGCCGAGTACCTGCTGACCAGCGCCCTGTACGGCGTTGACGGCACCCTGAGCGGCGGGGGGCAGATGGTCGTAGATCGACTTCACCTGATCGACCCAGCCCTGCGCGGGATAGCCCGGCTCGTCGACCACGTAGCCAGCGTTTCTCAAGTCGTCGACGAACTTGGCCGCATTGCCACGATCGGCCCACGCCTGGGCGTACCGCGGCGCGGTCTGCACCAGGTTGATGAACGCGTCGAACGACTCCTGCGGGCTCTTGTAGCTGGCCCACCTCGAGCCGTTGCTGCCGTCACCCTGCAGGCTGAACAGGTTGTTCTGCTGCTGGGCGTTGGACGACTGGCCCCAGCCCGTCTCGTTGGCCGCAATGGCCAGCATGGCGTTGGGATCGATACCCGTGGCCGCCGCGGCACGCTGCGCCATGCCCTGCAGGCTGGTGATGAACGCCGACTGGCCCTGACCAACGGTCGCGAGTCCCGTGTCTGACGGTGGCGGACCACCCAGCGATGGCGTGGTGGTCGCTGGTGGTGCTGGCGGTGGTTGGGTGGCCAGACTCTGGACGGCGTCCTGCGCGCCCTGGGTGAGACTGTTGACGTGTTGCTGTAACTGCTGGCCAACATCGCTGGTCAGGTTGGACGCGTGCTGTTGCAGCTGCTGCAGCACGTCGCCAGCGGACTGTTGCGCCCCACCGAGCACCTGGACGGCAGGTTGCGCGGCCGCCACGGCCTGCTGGGCGTGCTGCTGGAGCTCCTGCAGGATCTGATTCGGGTCAGGACCCTGGGGTACCGGCGGGGGCGTGGGGATGGCGTCGTTGATGCTCTGGACGGCGCCCTGGCCGAGTTGCAGCAAGCCCTGAGCGTGGGAGCGCAGCTCGTCACCGATGCTCGAGCGCAGGTCGTCGAGGAGGATGGTGCCAGGCATCTAAATCACGCCCGACTCAACGCACTGCGGCTATAACAGAGGCGCCCCAGGCCACACACCTGGAGCGCCATCATCCCGACAATTGGAGTATCGAGATGTCTTTGCAGTCTATGCGCTGGGACCTTGTGCTGCTCGCCCTTATCGTTGGCGTGCCGTACGGGCTGATCGCTCTCGCTGGCGTGCGCGACTGGTTCAAGGAACGCGCGTGGCAAGCCTTCCAGAACAAGTACTACGCGGCTCACCCGGACGTCACCCGGTCCCGCTGGGAGCCGCCGTCGGACTGGTGGTGGCAGTACAAGTACCAGGGCATCAAGTAACACCCGTCGCAGGTAGCGGCATACCGTTCGGCCCGAGAATCACGGGTGGTGGCGCCACAGTACCCGGTGGGGGAGCGATCGCCACCGGCGGTGCGACAGGCATCACCGGAGGAGGAGCAGGTAGCGCCGGCGGCGCAACGGGCATAGCTGGTGCTGTGGGTGGCGCGGCATTGGCCATGACGGCCTTGCCGAATGCGTTGGGATCGACCACGGTGGACGGCTCGCCCGGTGCGGGCATGCTCACGCCGATGCGCTTGGCGACGTCGAGGAACTGCTGCGGATCTCGCCGCGCCTCACTCTGCAGCCACGCGCGATCGTTGGTCTGGTATTTCTGACGGTACAGGTCGTCCAGTTTCTGGTTGGACACCTGCGCCATGTCGGGGTGGTTCTTGTTGTCGCCGAACACGCCCTGCGCGATGGCCGGCGCGTCCCGCTGCACCTCGTTGGTGATCTCCTGCTGCAGCTTCAGGAATTCAGACTGCTGCGGGGACGTGGCCATCAGGCGCTACTTGCCCTTCGGCTCGCCTCTCACGCCCATCTTTTTGTCCATGCGCTGATCAGCTTTTGAACCTGGCTTGATGCCCATGCGCTTGTCCATCGCCGTGTCTTTCTTGACCGACGTCCTCGTGACCTTGGCCATCATCGACCTCCTGACTGAGCGATCCCGTCGAGTTCTGGCGTCTCGGGCTTTGGCAAACGACGCTCCAGTTCGTCGCGCAGACGGAGGAATTCAGCCAGAGCTGCGTTGCCTGCCTCAGAGACGGCCTCACCTCGAGCCGAAAAGACCGAGACATCCACCTCGTATCCGCCCTTATACGACGGTGAGATCCTCACGCTTGCGTACCCACCCGTCAATTGACTCGAGAGTTTCCGCAACTCCAAGACCACATCCTGCAGCGCGGCTACCTCAGCATGTTCTGCCACTTACCGACCTCCTGGTGCGGCTGGACCCTGGGGACCGTACGGGACACCACCCGGTGGCAGTGTCCCGCCCGGCTGTTGTGCGCCACCCACGACCTGCGGGTAGCCTGGCGGCGATGCGCCGGCACCATTGGGTGCGGTCGCCAGTGCGCCCAGGTCTGGCACGCCGCCAGCGCCTGGACCGCCACCCTCGAAGACCCCTGGCTGCGGCTGACCGCTGGGCAATGCGGCGTTGACCTGGCCGCTGAGCGCGAGCTGCTCGGCGTCCTGGGCTTTCTGCAGCATGTCGCCCCTGCCCGCTTCCATGAACACCTCGGCGTCCAGCCATTTCTGATAGGCGGGTGACGCGCGGATGCGGTCGCGGGCTATCGATCTTCGAATTTCGTCGGGGTTGTCGCCCAGGTAGGTGACGGCTTCGTCCTTACCGAACGTGCCCGCGGCGAGCCGCTCGTGGGCGTAGCGCGCCATAATCATCTCGTCGGTCGGGAGCTGGGCCTGCACCTCCCACTTGATCCTCATAGGACGTTGCAGATCCGAAGGTCCGAAGCCGATGAACTCCGCCGCCGCTTTTCCGCTGCCGACGTCGATGCCGCCTGAGAACACGTACACCTTCTCGTTGGCGCGTTCGCGGATCAGCGTCCACAACTTCTCCGTTTGCCCCTTGAGGAGAGACTCGATGCCGTGGCGGATCGGACCGACCCGCGTCCTCGAGTAGCTCAGCACCTGGGAGATGGCGAAGCCGGCGCCCTCCATGCCGCTGAGCGTGGTCACTCGAGGACTCTCGAGGTCGCGGATGGCGCCGTCGATGAGCGCCATATGTTTTTCCAGGGTGCTGGCGTCGGGGTACTGGATGCGCTGCAACTGGCGGCCTGGCGGCAGGTTCAGGATCTCGCCGGGGTGGACCGTGGGGTCGGTTTCTTTGGGCAGACCGTCGTCGCCGATCACCGCGGCCGCCGGGGTGTCGCCGTACGTCACCAGGGGGGAAAGGAGGTCCCTGGCGACGTACTGCGCGTGCATGGCCCGCAGGTACTGCCGATACTGCACGAGCCACAGTTTGGTGCGGCCGATCCCCCAGCCGACTTTGCGGTTGCGCCAGTGGTTCATCGTCAAGCCTGGGGCGTAGTCGTAGGGCACGCCGAACGAGTATTTGTGTTTGAACTGCTTGACGATGTAGCCGGTCTGGTCGCCGTTGAAGTTCTGCGAGCAGATCGCGTAGCTCACCCAGACGTCGTCCCAGTGCTCGAGGAACGTCACCGAGCTCAGCATGTTGCGGCTAGCCTCGATGATGTTCTGGGACTGGCCGAGCTCCTCTGGCACGATGTCGCCGATGGCGTCGCGCGACAGCCGGTAGCGCCGGAATGCGCTACGCATCGGCATTTCAGAAACCTCGAGCACCTCGCACAGGTAGCCGTTGGACCACTGGGGGTACACGCGGCGCGGGTCAACGTACTGCCAGACGAAGGGTGGGCCGGCGCGCTTCTTGGCCTCTTCGGTCATCTTGTCGTAGGACTGGTAGTCCGCCGTGGTCGCGCTCGAGTTCTTGCTCGGATCGGCGATGCCGTAGCGTTCGGACCACAGGTCGCTGGCCCACAGCAGCTTGGCCCAGCCGCCGCCATCGTTGAGGGTGGCGTCAGTGACCTGGGTCATGGTGTCGCTGCCGGGCTCCCTGGTCCCACACTCCCACAGGGTTTCTTCCGTGAAATGCTCGAGCTTGCTGGCGACGGTCTGGGCCGTGTCACCTTCGCCGCCGACGATGGATAACTTGGGGCGCTCGAGCGTGAGTATTGCGGTCTGCTGAAACGCCTCTTCGGTGATGTCAGGGTCGCGGGGGTCGACGTGGACGAGCATGTAGTCCTTGTCGGCTTCTGACAGGGCAGGGCGGCGCATCTCGCGCTGTTCGCGGACCAGGTCGAGGTCGTTGTCCTGCTGCAGGTACAGGTCGCCGAGCTCGGTCTGGAGCGACGTCAGATAGGAGCTATCCGGCGGCTTGAGCTCCTTCTTCGAGCGGTCGATGGCCACGACGTAGCCAAGTGTACGTCACACCACGCTCACAAATGTCACACGCCGGTCACACGGGTCTACAATCGAGACGAACGGGAAGGTCAATGAATGCGGCCGCAGTTAGTGATTCAGCCGAGGCTCTTCTCTGATGGCCTTTTGCCTGCCGATCCTAGAGCGGAAGAACGCGCGATACGGTGGAGACAACGCCTCCGCATGATGAACGCAGACGAATCAGGCTTGGCCGCCGTCGATGAATTGGCGCCACGCTTCCACACTGCGGCATACAGCGACGATGACCGCTACGTCTTGCGGGGCGCGAAAGCAGGCATTCCGACACGCGTCCTTGCTGCACGGCTCCACATCAGCGTCCAAGCCGTCAACCAACGCTTCGTCGCCATCCATCGACGGGCAGGTGCGCCCACTGCAACCACTGCGCGCGAAGGTTTGGTCGTCTACATGGCAATGGTGCCGGCACCCGCCGCGCGTCTCCTTTCAGCTTGAAAGCTGGCTTTCAACTTGAAAGGTCGCTAGACCAGCCAGAGGGGTAGGGTGTAACTAGCCCTCGCCGGCGCTGTAACGCCGGCGAGGGAACGATGCCACGGAGGTGAAGCACATGGCACCGCATGGACATTCTCGCCGTTGGGGCCTGCACGGCAACGGCTGTGCCGCCGATGGAATGAGTCCGCACGCGCGGGTACGAGTGCTCGACAGAGACAACTGGACCTGCCGCGCGTGCGGCGATCGAGGCTCGGACGTGCATCACCTGTCGGACGCGGACTACAGGAGCGACAACCCGCGGGGCATGGTCAACCCTGTGCCGCTCGTGCCACCAGTCCGAGCATCGTCTGTTTGGGCAGGTGATCTACCAATCGATACCACGCCCTGTGCCGAGGTCCCAATTGCCGCTGCCGTTGGCTGCCTGAGTTTTGTCAGTTCTGGCAGTCGATTTATCGCCGGCCGGCCGCGAACCGATAGCTCGAGCGTGGCCGTTCGGCCGTGGCCAACTGCGACCCCAGCCAAGCGAGGCAAAGGCCAATTACGCAGTCGTCGTGAAGACCCGGCGGCGCCGAGTACCGCACCATGCCCGTCACGGTCACGCTGCTCTCAAAGGCCAGGAGCTCCGAGATCTGCACGGGGTCGTCCAGCAGACTGATCTGGTTCTGCTCGATCGCCAGTGCCAGTGACCGTACCGCGGCGTCCTTCGAGGCGTTGGTGGCCGTCCACGCATAAATCGGCAGTGCCGCGCGGGCTGACCCCAGCAATCGGGCATAGCCCGTCTGGAGGCGTTCGACCAGGGGGCCGCCCATGCTGTTGGCCTCGGCCACGATCTGCACCGGGTGGTAGAGCTCGGCCCACTTATGGAGGCGCTCGGCTTGAAACTCGAAGTCGATATTCGAGAACCGGTCGAGGGCGACCTGCTCGTTGAGGGTGGCATCAATGACGCTGATGACCGTGAAATCGTTGGACCGTGCCCAGTCCACGCCGAACACGTACGTGTGGCCGCGCTGGGGTGGCATCTGCTTGAGACGGCTGATACCGCGCACGCCGCGGAACACGCCGGCTCCCTCGAGTTGCACGAAGTCGGCCAGGTACTCCTGGGCAAAGGTACGTTCGGGTAACTCGGCTCGAGCGGCGGCGATCTCGTCAGGGTGGATGTAGGGCGATGCGCTCGAGGGCATCTGCCACGACGCCCACTCGGTCTGCAACGGGTCCTGGCCGAGCTGGTACAGCCGGTGAAACGCGTCCAGTCCTTTGGGGGTGCTCAGGAACCACGCGTCACCACCCAGCACGCTCAGGGTCGGACGGAGCGATGCCTGCCACACCGTGTCCAGATCGCGGACCATCGCGGCCTCGTCGACGACGATCCGGTGGTACTTCCGGCCGCGGCCGGCATCGGGGTCGTCCAGGGACCAGCACTCGACCGAGCCGCCGTTTCGGGTGACGATGCGGTGTTGCTGTTCGCTTTTGGCGACAGTGATGGGCTCGAGCACTTGCCGCAATTGCAGCCAGACGTCCTCGAGGTACTTGTACGTGGGCGCCATCCAGGCGCACGGCCAGCCATCCTGGGCGCCGAGGGCGACCAGTCGGATGCCGAGGGTGGTCTTGCCCATCTGACGGCCGCACGCGGCCACGTTGAAGCGATGCCGATCGTCAAGCATCCGCTGCTGAGCTGGATGAAGACTCGGCAAGTTCAGCAGTGTCGAGAGTTGGTGGCTGGGATTGTTCGACGGGTCGGAATCCGGCGAGAAGTCGAATGAGCGTATCTCGCTCGGCGCCCAGCAGGGCGGCAAGGTCTCCGGCGGTTTGCCCTTGAACGTAGGCAGAGGACGCGGCCGCTTGAAGTTGAGCGCGAATCGTCGTGACGTGTTCGGCGACGAGGTCAAAGAGCATCGCCTCGAGGGCTTCTGGCGTACGAGCGTTCGCGCGGGTCATTGCAACCGTTGCATCGGCGCTGGCCCAACGTGAGACGACCGCGGGATCGAGGTCGAAGCGGCGTGCGGTTTCGTTGATGGTGCCGCCGGCCATGACCGCGGCCAGGACCTGAGCGCGGAGCTCGGGCGGGTGAGCGACGCCGCGGGGCATTCACTCGGGCCTCGGAGGCAGGGGACGGACGTCGTCTGGCTGGTAGGGAGCGACGACGCCGTCCGAGTCGAATTTGATCAAGAGCAAGCCGCGGGGCCAGAGATCCTGGATGGTGCCAGAGCCGGCGGTGATACCGCTGAGCGGGACGTAGACGCGATCGCCGATCTGGTAGAGCTGCATGGATTCAGGATGATGCATGGTCGGCCTTGTCAAGGGCAGAGATGGCGTCGGCAATAGCACGATAGTGCGAACCGAACTTGAAACCCGGCGCCATCAGCGCCCGCGCGGCCTGGATGACGGTGTCCTGTGAGGCGATGTGTTGCTCGAGCAGATGATTGATGGATTCTTGCAGGGTGATGTGGGTTTTTGCGTTGGCGAGCTCGTGGCGAAGCTGCTCGAGCTCTTCGAGCAGGACCACGGTATTGGTCACGTCCACGCCTGGTCGGCCCTTACGTGGCCGTTGTTCATGCTTAGCGTCGAGGCGACCACCAACGTGCCGTTGACCGGGTCTGTATGACCGCGAGATTCCGTACCGCCGCGCATCGTCGCGGCGATCATCGGGAGCTCGACGCTAGCCCCTCGAGCGCCGCCATCAGCCTCGGCGGCAACTCCTTGCCCCGTTTCGCGGCCCGTCTGAGGATGCCCGCCGCAGCTTTCGCAGACAGCCAGTACCGCCGCGGCACGGGCGCTGTCTGCAAGACAGCCGACAATGAAGACGCGGCGCCTTCTCTGGGGGACTCCGAAGTGGCGCGCGTCCAGAACCCGCCAGGCCACGCCATACCCGAGGTCGACCAGCCCCCGGAGTACGACACCGAAGTCGGCGCCCGGTTCTCCTCCGCTGGAAAGGAGTCCGGGAACATTCTCAATGAGGCACCATCGTGGCCGCAGTTCTCGCAGCACGCGGTGGAACTCATGCCAGAGACCGCTGCGATCGCCGGAAAGACCACGCCGTTGACCGGCCACGCTGACGTCCTGGCATGGGAATCCGCCGTAGACGAGGTCAATATCGCCGCATAGCCCTGACCGGGTTGGTTGCCGCCTGTGCTGTGCGTCATCAGCCCGTGGGCGTCCTTCGTCAGCCACGCCTCGCCGTTGCCCTTCACGATCAGCCCCATCGGCTCGACCGACTTTGCGAACGTCGTCAATGCGCTGCACCTCCGGCCAGTGCCGCGCGAGCACCGACAGACACCAGGGATCGTTTTCCACCTGCAGCACCGTCTCGATGCCAGCCCACTGCAGCCCTTGCTCGAAACCGCCGACACCCGAGAACAGCGACACGGCCCTCATCGGCGCCAGTACTCCCGCAGTTTTGCTGAGCGTTCGCGAGTGATCTGGACGCGCTGAAACCAGAGTTGGCGGGCCTTGAGGTCGTCGCCGTGGTCGAGGGCTGCTCTGGCTTTGGCTTCGAGGGAGATCATTTTGCGGGCCAGGTCGCGGAGATTGACCAGGGCGTAGTCAGTCATGCGGGACGTGACCAGTGGGGGACGGTTTTGTGGCAACGGACGCAGCGATCGAGGGCCAGGAGACGGCTGGGGGAACGGACCCAGAACCGCCAGCGGTGACCCAGAAACAGACAGCGCAGGTTCACGGCGTAGGTGGCCACGGCGAGCGATACCACGACGGTGTGCCATCAGGACTCAGCAGTACCTGGGTGACCTCGACGCCGTACCCCGTCGTCTGAGAGGCGACCCAGTTACGGACATCCTCCAGAGACGCTGACGCATCGAACGATTTCGTCGCGCGACCGGCCATACCCGGGCCAGTCTCGAAGGTCGTCCACCACGTGACAGTAACGACGAATCTGCCCTCAGAGTTCACACTTCCGCAAGCCTCCTATCTTTACCCCCCTATAAAGCGAATTTTGCGAAGCGAAGTCTGCATCTCAAAAAGGGGAATCCGTTTCGCAAGACTTCGCGACAATTCGCACATTTGTCGGGTCGGCGGCGAAACGAACACCGGCGGCCCCGTTTCGTGTTTTCCCGACTTCGCCAAGTTCGCCGGGCTTCGCAAGCGAAGTGGCGAACTCTGGGATTGCCCATATTTCGGTGCGTCCGTCGCGGTGTCGCACCAGGCGCTCCGAGTCGACGAGCGTGCCTGCGGCCTCGTCGAACTGGCGCGAGGTCAGGTGGCTGTTCTTGAGTGCGACGGTCCTCGAGCACCGCCCACCCTGGCCGCGGATGATGTCCAGCAAGCGCAGCCTGGACTCTTCTTCGCGGTTATGGGCGACCTCGTTAGTCAGGTAGAACTCCGCGGCGGCGTGGGTCTGTTCGATAAAGCGAATCGCCTGATCCATGTCGGCGACGGTGAGGGCCATCGTGGTCGGGTCGCGGCTGACGTGAAACAACATCGCCACCTTCTGGGCCATCACCGGCCCGCGGCTCCGCATGCCACCGAAGTCGGACGATTCACGCGCGGCCAGACGGCACTTCCTGGCGAAGGCGTCGTACTGCGGCCGACACGCGGACATGTCGAACCGCCCGTGCAACTCCTGCACGGCTCGCAGGTGACCCGCTAGCCCGGCCTCTGTGCCGTCCTCGCGCGGGCCAGGATCGCCGATCGGTTCGCCCGCTTCGCGCGAAGGCGCGAACAGGAACCTGGCTAACCAGCCGCCGCGGAGGGCGCTGCCCTTGAAGGCTTGCGCGAACCAGTCGGGCGAGCTGGCACCCAGAATGGTCACGCACGGGTGCTTCAGGGTGAAGCTGTCATCAGACTTGCGGAGCTGACGCACGAACACGTCGGGCACGTCGTACAACTCCGTCAGGGTCTGCTCGGCGCCGCTGTTGTAGTCACGTCCGAGCAGCGCCTGGAACGCGGCGAACTCCTGAATAACCCACAATCCGACCGGGTGGTTGCTCAACTGTTTGAGCAGTCCCTCCTGGCTGAAGGACGAGGGCAGCAGTCGATCACCCAATCCAGCCTTGCGAACAACGTTGACCGCCATGTCCAGCGGTACCGACTTGCCCATACCCGATGGCGCCAGCACGACGCAGTTCAGGTTGGGGAACACCTCGCGCGACGGGCCGTCCATCCAGCACGCGGTACCCATGGCCACCGCGAGCGAGCACAAGCCGGCATGCATGTGGAACACCGACGGCGCATCGGTCCGTTTGCGCAGGTAGTCCCTGAACTCCGTCAAGTACGTCACACGTCCAGGTCCGACACGTCGATGATCGGCCGTTCTGGTGGAGCTGATGGTGGCGGCGGAGTTGGTGGTGGTGGCGGCCTATCAGCCGGATGTTGCTGGTAGTACGCGGCGCGCTGCTCGAGCACCTCGTCCAGCGTTTCGCGGATCTCAATCTCGGGGACCTCGAGCTTTTCTGCCAGCGCGCGGACGTACGCCGACCTGGCGATCGGGGCTTGGCGCAACAGGGTGTCAACCATGTCCTCGCAGGCGGCGACGGTGCCCTGCAGGGTGGTCAGATCGTGGCCGCGGACATCCTCCAGGTGGTCGATCATCCACAACGGACCGTCGCGGGCGTTACGGATCATCGCCCCGAACGCCTCACCCCCACCGGGGGTGTTCAGCAGATCGGCCACGTCCTTCACTCCACGCGGGAGCTCGGCGACCTTGACGCGAATGGCACGCGGTTGGCGGTCCATGCTCAGAACGCTTCGACCTCCTCCAGATGCTGCTCGCGGATGGTCGCTTCGGTGACGCGTTGGTTCAGCGCGATCGTCCAGCGTTCGACCTGGTCCACCGCCGGATTGGCGGGCAGCGGCTTGTGAGAAATCTTCAGGCGGTCCGCCTCGGCGCACACCTCGGCCCACTGCTCGAGGGCCACATCCATCCGGTCGGGGACATGCACCTCGGGCTCACGTTCACGGGTTGGCACGTACGCCGCTTCCTCCAGCACCTCGCCGGTGGTGATGTCGACGACGCGGCCCTCGCGTTCCACCGACGCGCCCATGATCTCGTCGGGGGTGTAGATCGCTCCGTTGAAAATCTCGGGGCAGTACCAGCGCGCACCGTTGGTCAGCGCACGAGAAAACAGCATGTTGCGCGGAAACTTCTTGTACGTCTCGGTGGCGAGGCCAGCGGTCTGCGCGTCCTTCATGGTGAAAATCGAATGCCCGATCTCCTGACCGCCCTCGAGGAACACCAGCTCGCAGAGCGAGTCGTCCAGATGCAGCACCCGGTAGGCGTATTTCCCCGAGCGCTGGACGGCCGCGCCCACCAGGTTTGCGCTCAGCGTCACCCGCCCCTTGACGATGTACACGCCCTGCATCGACGCCAGGGGGCCGAAGCCCAGCTCGGCGCCCGCCAGGATCTTGACGATGGCCTGGGCCGCGTCTCGGGTGTCCTGAAAGAAGCCCGACTTCACAAAGATCGCACCCAGCTTTTCGGTGTCGATCTCCTGCGGTCGGTATTGCACGTTCGCGAGCGCCTGGGTCATGGTGTCGTGGTCCTCCCCGTGGTCAGTTCTGGCTCCGGCTCGCGCAGGGCCAGGAGCAAAACGGTTTTCTTGTCTTCCAAAAGATGTTTGGCGAAATGTTGTTGGAAATGGCCCGGCTCCTGGCTCAGCCGGTCTGCCGCCACCTGCATCTGCACCGCCAGATCGTCTAAGTAGCTCATGTCATGAAGTCCAACTGCTTGATCCGTTGGGATGGACGACTCACCGGTGCCGCTTCACCCAGCAACAGCACGTCCAGCGTGGTCTGCGAGATCGCCTCCAGGTCGGTGACACTGACCACACCCGGTAGTTGCTGGAAGGCGCAGAACAACCCCACCTGGCGATACGCGGGCAGATCCTCCTCCAGTTCCACCAGCACCCAGCGCGTCATGGGAGAAACTGCCTCACCACCGCGACTATGAGAAAGACCGACCCCACCAGGATCAGCACGCTGACCCCGAGGATCACTCCCCATATCGTCGCGACCACAATGATCTCGGTCAGACTGCGGCGCCGACGGCCGGCGTTGTCCAGCGCGTAGATCTCATCGAGATATTTCTGGCGGGCCGCTCTATTCATGTCAGCCACGACCAATTCCGTCGAGTGACGATGAAGCGAATCGCGGCCTGCGTTACTCCGAGCCGTTCCGCTTGTTCGCGGTGTGTCTCACCCGCATCGGCCGCGCGCCTGATCTCTCGGACTTGCTCAGGTGTGAAGCGCGACGTATTGACACGTTGACCTCGTGCCCTGAGCTCGGGGTGTAGACGGAAACCATGCCGAGGCCCCCATGCATTGCGACCCTTGGCGTCTCGATCCCGGACATTGTCCTCATTGGTGCCCAGGAACAGGTGCTCAACTCGAACACACGGCGGATTGTCGCAACGGTGTAGAACCTGTACTCCGTCCTGCAGTCCTCCCTGGACACACGGATGCCCGCCCATCGCCGCAACCCAGGCGTATCTGTGTGCCCGCATGGGCTGCCGATTGGCGAGAGTGAACCTGCCATAGCCATCCGGATCGCGCTGGCCAGTCCACTCAGTACACCCCGAAGCTGCTTCATTCCCGACATAGCCGGCGAACCGTTCGCTCTCTGGTCGTGCTGCCTGGCGATTACGATGAGCCATTGCGTGAGACTTTGAGCAGCACCGCTGTCGACGGTCGCGCGTCGTGAGCAACTCGCCGCAGTACAAACAATTCATCAGCAGAACCCCCGCGACACGGCCACCCACTCCCGAATGCGGCCCTGCTGGATCATCCACTCCGCCGCCGCCGTGGCCGCCACCGGGTCGTATGCGCTCAGTCCTGCCCTGCCCTGCGGCGTGGTCCTCCACGTCGACGGCAGGAATTGGTACAGCCCCATCGCCCCCGAGTACCGATTGGTCGCGTTGGGGTCGTTGTGGCTCTCCACACGCCGTATACACGCCAACCGTGGGTTCTCCACCACCACCGACACGTCAGGACTGGGGGGGTCTGAGGGAACGGCGCCGACCCCCTGGTCCTGGCCATCGTCCACGACCACCGGTACGGGGTCGTCGCCAACGTCACGCGCGTGGGCGACGTGCGTGGTCAGCACCAGCAGGGTCGCCGACAACAGCGCCACCCTCATAGCTGCCATAACTCGATTTCCGTACGCGGCTCGGGTGAGCAGCGCACCATCGTCAAGTCGACCTGGTCGACTTGAGAGTCGTTGACATATGCCCGGCCCTGGAGGGCGTCGAGCACGAGCTTGCCGAAATTGTCGGCGTCGCCCCGCTGGCCCTTGATGTGAAACCGCAACACGGCCCGTAATCGCGCCACCGAGGGCCGCAGATGCGGGTGCGTCACGACCAGCCTCTGAGCTATCCGTTCCTCCGCATCGCGTGTGCGGCGCGGCGTGTACGCGTGCCGACCCACCACCCTGGCACGTGCCTTCGGGACAGGCTGACCTGGGACCACGAACGCCGCCAGCAACATCTCAGTCGATCGACAGCCGTTCGCCGCGGGTGATGTCGACACCAGGCACGATCTCGCCCGTCGCTCGAAAGTGATCGAGGATCGCCCGTTTATCGACGTCGATCGTGATCTTCGTACGTTCGTACTCGTGCGGTACCGCGGCGGGATCGAGCACGGTGACTGCCGGCGGATTCAGGGCGACCGACAGCGCGTGAACCCCGAAGTCGAGCCGCTCGAGCCCCATCACGTGCATCTCCTGCAGCGCGTACTCTTTCAGCCGCTCGACCAGCCCCAGCGCCCTCTTGCGCCGAACCGCCAGTTTGTCCTCTTCGAGCTTCAGGTCAGCGGCGAGACGCTCTCGATCGCGGATGATCTCGGCGATACCGAACGCCTTGGTCTGAATGTCGCGGGTCACCGCCGCCAGCTCGGCCTCGAGCGCCTCCTGGTCGGCCTGCGGATCTTCGATCAGGTCGATCAGCCTGTTGAACGTGTCGCTCAACGCGTACAGCGGGCGGACCTTCTCCGCGGCCACCATGAACTGGCGGGACGCTTCAATCGCCGTGGTCGTCATGCGATGTACGCCTGGTGGACGAGCTGCACGAGCGGCTCACCGTTGGGCATGGGCGCCAGCACCAGCCAGACCAGGCCCAGGATCACCGCCAGCAGGGTGACGCGGTAGACCACCTCGTCCCAGTTCACGCCTGTGCGTCCTCGCGGGCGACAAGCAGAGCCCCCAGGCGACCGTTGAGCTTGCCTGAGAAACTGTCGAGCTCGAACGCCAGCGACGTGTCGTACTGCTGCAACAGCGCCCGCACGGCGTAGATGCGCGCTCGGGCTTCCTGTACCACCAGGATGGCCTTGTCGCGGTCCGACGCGGCCTGCAGGCTCCAGGGGCGATCGGTCACCAACCCTGACGAGATCGTTACGTCACTGGTTGACCGGATTGGTTGCGCGCCGGCACCGTTTCGGTATGATGTGGGGGCAACTGCGGAATCGAGTGGGGCGTCCAAGGTTCTTCCTCTTTCGTAGTTGTTGAAAGGACTCCGTAGGGCGGGGTCCTTTCTTTTTGTCTCGGGCGCGACCTGGATAGGGCCAGGCCACAATCAGTAGTTCAGGCGACAGCCTCCGCCTCAGGCTGAGGTATCTCAGGGGGTCGGAGTCGCTCCGCATCGCGGCGGTGGATGCGCCACACGCCGCCTGGGGTTTGAAATCCAGGCAGGACGCCCCGTTTGAGCCAGCCGCGAACGGTGCTCGGGGCGACATTGAGCAGGGGCGCAACCTCGTTGGGCGTCAGCAGATCGGACACTTGGCCTTCCCTATGCTATCTCTCACAACGCGTGGGGTCACGTTCGGTATGATAGTCTCTATCATTCGCTCGCGCAAGTTACTCACATTGCGCAAGTCAGACAGTTTGCGTACACTGGTCTGGCTGGCAATGGCTGACCAGGACGCATCGTTCTCCGACGCGATCGAACGTCTCAGGCACGAACGCGGTCTGACGCCCGCTCAACTGGCCCGCGCACTCGGCGAGTACGAAGGCAACGTCTCCCGCTGGCGCCGCGGCAAGGGCATCGACCAGCTCAACGTGTGGAAGCTCGCCGACTTCTTCGGCGTCGAGCGCGCCTATCTCGAACGCCTGGCCGGCTACGACAACACCGCGCGCAATCGCGCCAGAGAGCGCTCAGAGCTCAACGCCGAGGAGCTCGCGATCCAGGCGACGACGGCCGAAATGGCCGACATCCTGCACGGGCTCCCACGCGTCTACTGGGGCACGATCATCAAAGCTTTCACGCGCGGCATCGACGGCGCCCGAGATATGGCCCACCTCTTAGCTGAGCTCGACTCTGCCGAACGCACAGTTAGGACCCTCGACGATACCGATGTTAGGAACCCGCAAACTACTCCTAACAGGCTCCTAAAAAACGTTGACGATGAGATAACGGGGTCTTATCGGTCCGTCAGCCCCGTGCTAGTAGCCACCTAGTTGGCCCTTGACTCGTCTGTGACGCCTAACCGCCGACCCGCCTCACGTCCGCCTCTTGCGCATCGCCCAGACCGCCACACCCTTCCTGCTAGAACAATCGTTCTAGAGACTCCCTGGGGAGGGAAGGCCGTGAAAAACCTGGGCGATGCCATTGCCTACCATCAACTCGTCGTCGCATCTGAGGGTCGCACGGTAGCGACCCAGCGCCAGTACCTGTACTTCGAGTGCGTGTTTCTGCGTTATCTCGAAGCCCGCGGAATCGCGGCCACCCTCGACGCGCTGACGTCGCCGAACGTCCGCCAGGCGTTGCTGTGGTACCAGAGCCACAGCGATCGGCGACGCAGTCGTGGCGGTGAGGTCGCCGGCATGGTCTTCGTCGACATCATGCGCCTGTTCTCACGCTTCCTCGAGCGCGAAGGCATCCTGCCAGACGATCCGCTGCACGCCGTGCGGCGGGTCAAGATCGCCCAACGTCTGCGCCAACCCTTCACCCAGACCGAGGTCATCGCGCTGTGGGGCGCGTGTCGCTCATCCCAGATGCCCGCACGTGACGAGGCGTTATTCCTGCTGCTGCTCGATACGGGCATGCGCATCGGCGAGGCCTGCACCATCACGCTCGATCACGTCCGTCTCGACCAGCGCCTGATCGTGGTCGGCGCCGAGGCCAAGGGCCGACGCGAGCGGCTGGTGCCCATCGGTGTCGACGCGCGGCGAGACGGCGGCCGCACCGCACGCGCCCTGCGGCGCTATCTGGGCGAGCGGCCCGCATCAGACCGATCGGGACAACGGCTATTCCTGGGGCGCGATGGCTATCCACTCGAAGCACCTGGTGGCAGCCAGGTCATTGAGCGCCTGGGAAAACTCGCTGGCGTGGCTGACGCCGGCCCGCATCGACTGCGCCACACGTTCGCCACCTGGTACCTGGTCACCTATCCCGGCGACGAGCTCGGCCTGCGGCGCATCATCGGCCATCTGAGCAAGGACGTGGTGAGCTCGTATGTCCACTTCGCACAATCCTTGATCGCCGAACGCGCCGGCCACGCGTCTCTCGCCGAGCAGTGGCTGAGCCTCGACACACACGCTGAGCCTGCACCAGCCCTGTATGACGGGCCAGGGAACGTACGGGCCTTCCACTGCACCCAGTGTGCGCGCCGTGCGGCGCACAGCCACTAGAGATGGAGGGGTGACGGGGAGGCGCCTGTTGCTCGATCAAGCAGGCTCGTTGGGGCGTCCAACCGATACGAGCCTGTTTGAGAGTACGGCTGCCTCTCCGTCATCTCCCCTACCCGTGCGGGGGGCTCCTTGCATACCTCGCGCACGCGCACGTCTGGCTTACACCCACCCACCCACCGTGTCAATGACCCATTGTCCCTATCCTTAAAGCGAGGTTCTATGACCCTCCCCGATCAGTGCGATCGCGCAGGCTGCCAGGCTCCAGTGCAAACGTTTTGCAGTCTGCCATGACGTTCACCTGCCCGATCTGCGGACGAACGCGGGAATTCACTCCGTCCAGGATCAATCGGCAGAACACGTGCGGGCGGGACTGCCAACGAGCCTTGTCCGATCAATTCCTCGACCAGCGCTTCTGGGCCAAGGTGAATACGACTGGTCCACTGCCCGAGAGCCGCCCAGACCTGGGTCCATGCTGGCTCTGGACCGCGGCGCTCAACAACAGGGGGTACGGCACTTTCAGAGCGCGTGGACGCCCAGGCAACTATGCCCACCGCTTCGCCTACGAGCTCCTCCGCGGCCCTATCCCCGATGGTCTGGAGTTAGATCATTTGTGCCGCACGCCCAGATGCGTCAATCCTGAGCACCTGGAGCCCGTGACGCACCGGGTGAACTCACTTCGGAGCGACAGCTTGATGGCCAAATATGCGCAGGTGACGCACTGTGTTCACGGGCATCTGTTTGATGAGGCAAATACCCATCGGCCCGCAAGAGGTGGTCGTCACTGTCTCACCTGTGCTGCGCGCCGGCAACGCTCAAGATTACGGAAGGAACGAGGGATGGCTGACAGCCCGACCAGTTGCGATTACCCGTGGTGTCATTCGCTCGATGGAACCCTGTGCAATCAATGCCACCGGTATTTCTGCCAGCGTCATGATGCTGCCCACGGGCATTTACTCGGGCAGGTACAGGCATGACCGAACTCCCGCAGTTTTGTGATCGGGCCGGGTGCCACAAACCAATGACTACGTGGTGTCCGATTTGCGTGAGGTGTTTCTGCCTCGAGCACGACAAGCTGCCGGATGGTCACGTTTGTCTCTCTGCCATGAAATTCAACGTCAGCCACCAGCTCGAGCCAGACGAAGTCGACCAGGCGC